GGCACATGTTTTGATGAAACAGTAGGGCATGATTACATACAGGACGCAGATGAAAGGTACGACTTCTATCACAAAAAAGAAGACAAAATTCCATTCGATCTTGAATACTTCAACAAGATTACAAAAGGTGGTTTACCTAGCAAGACTCTCAATGTCGCACTTGCTGGTACAGGTGTCGGGAAGTCTCTATTCATGTGCCACGTCGCTAGTTCCTGTCTCATGCAGGGGAGGAACGTTCTCTATATTACACTTGAAATGGCAGAAGAGAAAATTGCTGAACGAATTGACAGCAACCTCCTCGACGTCCCGATCAAACAGTTAAGTGACCCTCTGTTTAGTAAGCAACAGTTTAGAAATAAAGTAGATGTATTAAATAAGAAGACACAAGGTAGGATAATTATAAAAGAATACCCAACAGCATCAGCACATGTAAATCATTTCAAATCATTATTGAATGAGTTGTCTATGAAGAAGGGATTCCAACCTGACATTGTGTTCATTGATTATCTAAACATCTGTGCGAGTGCTAGATATAAAGGAACCATCGTAAACTCATACACTTTTGTTAAAGCGATTGCAGAAGAACTTCGTGGTCTTGCAGTTGAATGCAATGTACCAATCGTCACTGCTACTCAGACTACTCGTGCGGGTTATGGGAGTAGTGACGTTAGTCTTACTGACACAAGTGAGTCTTTCGGTCTCCCTGCAACTGCTGACCTTATGTTTGCTCTTATTTCTACCGAAGAGTTAGAACAACTAGGACAGATTATGGTCAAGCAGTTGAAGAATAGATATAATGACCCTACCATACACAAACGTTTCATTGTCGGTATTGACAGAGCGAAGATGAGGTTGTATGATTGTGATCAGAAAGCACAAGAGGATATTGTTGATGCAGGGGACACCCTCAAAGACAACTTCCTTGAACTCAAAACTCAAAACAAATTTGACGGTTTTAAAATATGACTAAAAGAGAAGACGTAAACGTCGATTACAATAGTGCTGACAAAGCATCAAAGGCAGCAGAGAATGTCATGAATCACATGCAAGATGTGAAGGAGGGTATGTCTGACAATGCCAAGAAGGTTGCAGAGGACACACCTACCACACCCGAAGAGTTTATTAATAAGAAAGGGTTTACTGCATGGAGAGCAGCAGAGGAGGTCAAGGAGAAACAGAAAGCAAAAGAAGATCAAGAAAAGTTTGCAGTTGACCTAGACAAATACCTTGAATTTTGTGAGAATACATGTAGTAATTTCTCAAAAGATCACGCAGCATATATAAAAAGGTTGAATGATTTAAACGAACTTGGTTGTAACATTTCTCTTCTAGATACTGCTGCTAATGGTCTCTCTGCTGAGGCGGGTGAGTTCATGGAAATAGTTAAGAAGATGAAGTTCCAGGGTAAACCATGGGACGAAGCAAACAAGGAACATCTAATCAAAGAACTAGGTGACATCATGTGGTATGCTGCACAAGCATCCATGGCACTTGGTCAAAGACTAGATGATATAATCTATGTGAACACACTTAAACTTGCAAAGCGTTATAGTGGTGGAGAGTTCAACGTAAGCGATTCAGAAAACAGAGCACCCGATGACATCTAAACATGGAAAACTAGACCCAGAAGAAAGGGTACTCAGAGAGGTCATGCATGATGATTACGATCATGAGCAAGACGTTCAAGAGGAAATCAAAGAAGGTTGGTACCCATTAAAGTCTGACTGATAAATAGTGTCATGGCAACGACACTAACATCAGCAGCAGGATGGCAGAAGTATTCTTGGTATTACAAGGAGGGATTTGCCTGTCAAATAAAGAGAGACTTACCTGTATATAAAAAAGAGAAAGGTAATGAGACTGTAACTCTTCTTAAAAAAGGACACGAGATAACTACAACACCGATACTAACTGGTCAACCATCCAGAGTACATATAACCTTCGCAGAGAACATGAAATCTCTCGAAGGTTTTGTATCGTTAGGACAACTTGGTGCAAAACCAGGTCAGATATTAAAACAGAATTTAAAACCACAAGACTTTGCTATGCCACTGGATAAGAAAGTGTCATTCAACAAGTATTACAACGGTGTGATGTCAGCACTAGGTGAGAGAGACGATGTTCCCTTGGTTATAAGAGCATATCTAAAAGCATTGGTGAAGTATTGTTATGAACATAAGGATCACCAGAATTTAAAGAAGACATATGAGAACCTTATGGACACTAAGTATGCGGGTGTGATCAGTGAGATTGAAGCAGACTTCTCTGAGATCATGGCACCTCTATGTGTACTAGAAAGAGGTCAAAGAGAGTTAGAGAAGATGGGATTCAAAGGTTTGACCAAAGAAAACACAATGATATATGTACCCAAGAGAGGTAACGAACCATTGATGGACTTTGCACTGTATGGTAAGGATGGTAGAGAGTATAAGTTTTCAGTTAAGAAAGCAACTGGTGTTACTAACACAGTCAAACCAAAAGATATAATAGAATTGATGGGTGATTTGAAAGGAGCATATAAAGGTGAAGATAATTATGAGATACTAAAAGTATTAGCAGAGAATAGTATCAAACTAGGACCAATCTATGCATTCAAAGAAGCATATAAGAGGTTCCCACAAGTGCAGATGAAACTTAAACAGGCAGGGTTAGACTGGAACATAGAAGGGATGATACCAGACAACGCTGTGCCAGATGTATTAGTGTACCAACCACAGTGGACAAAGGTTATGTCTGTATATTATAATGAAGGTATAGATTACTGGGAACAACCAGACTTTACAGATGGTCCGTTAGGAGTCGTAAGTCTAACTTGTCAAACAGCATTGGAGAAAATGACCAAGGGAGAGAAGTTGTGGAACTATCGTGACATCATTGTTGATGTTGTAATGAAGCAAGTATCTTTCTACAAATTTAAACTTAATAAAGGAAACCCTGAGTTCTTTATGTCGAATGATCTATATAATAAAATACCAAACAACGCAAACTTCTACTTGCGTAACAAGTCATCTAAGAGCAGACCATACAGAGAGACAGTCGGAGTACAACCATGAGCAAGAATACACACCTCGAACATTTGGAAGATGATATATTTAATGATGGATATTCTGGTGCATTGAATGGCATCAACTTCTTAAACTCACTTGTAGATATGTTGACCACTGGTAAAGGTGGTAACAATACAAAGGTAACAGTTAAGTGGGATGGTGCTCCTGCTGTTATATGTGGCATAGATCCTGAGTCTGATCTATTCTTTGTAGGAACTAAGTCTGTATTTAATAAGAACAATCCAAAGATATGTTACTCACATGATGACATTGATTCTTTCTATGAAGGTGAGTTAAATGATAAGTTAAAGAAAGCATTTGATCACCTATCACAGTTGAATATCAAGGGTGTGATACAAGGTGACCTCCTCTATACAGAGACACCTCCTGTTGTTACCATGGGTGGTAAGGTATGCTATAAGTTTAAACCTAACACTATCACATACTGTGTAGAAAAGAATACAGAAATGGGAAAGAAGGTAGGACAATCTGACATAGGTATAGTATTTCATACAAGATATACTGGCACCAGTGTCAGCACTATGACAGCAGGATTTGGTGTAGATGTATCAGGTATGCAGAACAACAAACTTGTAGCAGTGTTCTCGTCTGCATTCTCTAATGTAAATGGAGTTGCAAACTTAACACCAACAGAACTATCAAGTGTAAAGAATGATATTAGAATGGCAAAGACTAATCTACTACGCTCTAAGACATTCTTAAATGCAATAGGTGGTGGTACAAAACCATTTAGTTATGCTGCTATGTTCAAGAAGTATATAAACATCTTAGTCAGACAGAATAGTATCCCCGACAGTGCAGAGAAGATGGCAAAGGGTTACATATACTATGTTGAGAAAGAATTTGGTAAAGAAATTGATAAGAAAAAGAGTGAGAAGGGAAAAGAAACATGGAGAAAACAGAAGCAAGAGAACCTAACTTATCTAAATAGTAACAAGAGTGTCATTTTCTCTGCCCTTACTGGATTCAAACTGTTGATGAAGGCAAAGGTTAAGATTATAAATAAATTGAAGAAGATAGAAGGTGTCGGCACGTTCCTTGAAGACGAGGATGGATACCGAGTTACAAGTCCAGAAGGATTTGTTGCTATCAAAGATGGTTCAGCAGTCAAATTAGTTGACAGACTTGAATTCTCTCGTGCAAACTTTACTGTGGCAAAGAATTGGTCTAAATGAGATTTCGTCAGTTCATCATAGAGGCAGAAACGCCTAAGAAGAAACCTACATCCTCTGCTAAAAAGCAAGAGGTGCAGGATAAGCACGTCGCATTTACCTTTGGACGGTTCAATCCTCCTCATGCAGGACATGGTAAGATGATGGACGCAGTGAAATCATATGGTGGAGACACAGGTAATTACAGGATCTATCCTAGTAGAACGCAAGACAATAAGAAGAACCCACTGTCAGCAGACCAGAAGATAAAGCACATGCGTGCGATGTTTAAAGACCATAAAGACAAGATTCAGAACAGCGAAGCACATAGAAATATATTTGACATCATGAAAGACCTTAACGATGAAGGTCATGAGCATGTAACCATGGTAGTTGGTGACGATAGAGTCAAAGAATTTGATAAACTTACCAAGAAATACAATGGAGTGCACTATGACTTCAAGAGTATTAATGTTAAGTCTGCTGGTAAGCGTGATCCTAAGTCTGAGGATCCTTTGGAGAGACTTAGTGCAAGTGCTTTGCGTAAGCATGCCACAAAGGGAGACCACGAAGCATTCCATGCAGGCACTGGTGGGTATAAGAACAGTAAGCAGATGATGGCAGACGTTGCAGCAGGGATGACACCAAAAGAAAAGGCAGCAAAGGCAGCGAAGAAAGCAAAGGCGAAGTTGAGTACAGCAACAGGTACAAAGGAAAAGACAGTCAAGGAAACATGGGAGTTTTCTCCTAAGTTGGCACTAGAAGATTTGAGAGAACACTATATTCAAGGTGAAATATTTGATACTGGTACACTCATAGAGCATGACAACACAGGTATTAGAGGTCACATAGTACACAGAGGAACTAATCATGTCATATTTAAAGATGAGCACGGTGATGAGTTCAAGGCATGGTTGGGAGATATTACAGAGATAGCAATGAAGAATCCTAAAAAGGATAAGGGTGTACCACTAGGACGTAAGAGTAATCCATATGGTAAGCGTGCAGTATTGAAGATGCTTATCAAGTCAGTAGCAGAGAGAGAAAGATCCAAAGCAGGAGTAACAAAGGAAGGTCACATTCACAGGAATGATCAGAGTAATTACAGTGCGGATGATGGGTCAGGTAACGATTGGAAGATAGGAACAGATAAATATAGACAGGCAGTACAGGCGATGACTCCTGGGCAAGCAACCAAGAAGTTTGCTGAGTTCAGAAAGTCTGTCAAATCTAAATAGTAATACCACTTTATCAAACCATGTTAGATATTAAGATAGGATCTGTGTTATTAGGGTACAGTTTGCAAGAGCAAACACAAATCCTAGACTGCGTTTACGGAGGAGAAGATCCAAAGACCAAGCGTATAGAGGACGCAGGCAGAGCAATCGTTGACATCATTATGAATCACGAGGAGATTGTCGAGGGTTATGCAGGATTCCCAGTTGAAAAGAAACTAATCGACAAGAACAAGATCAAGTTCGACAAGGATCGTAACATTGGTAGAGTGATATCACAGGGCGGAGAGTCATTTGTCATAACAGGTATGAAGAATGACGGACGCTATCAAATCATGGGTAAGAAGGGAGAAAAGACTGCTAAGGAACCCAGAGACCTAGGATTAAATTTACAGAGACCAGGTGGTGTGACAGAAGGCATAGATATAGATGCACTACACAACGAAATGGTCGAGAGTTTGAAGCAGGCACGCAAGAACGTGGGTGCAGGCAAATGTTGGGATGGGTACAAAGCAAAGGGCACCAAAACAAAAGGTGGTAAGCAAGTACCAAATTGTGTTAAGGAAGACGAACAACCCCTAGACGAAAAGAAAGGTTTGTGGGATAATATCCATGCTAAGAGAAAGCGTGGTGAGAAACCAGCAAAACCAGGGGACAAAGACTATCCTAAAACACTCAATGTCGAAAAGTACTCTTGGCGCAATGAACTAGGAATCGAATCATGAAACCAGACCAAGACAAGCGAGTCACTACCACTGTAAAGAAGAACGGTGTGACTATTAATCCCAAAAAGGAGGACCTCATGCAGGAAAAGAATTTAGACGAGAAGAAATTAGATCCAGTAGGTAAAGAAGACAAGGACATCGACAATGACGGTGACCATGATAAGTCTGATAAGTATCTATTGAACAGACGTAAAGTCAGATCTAAGATTATTAAAATGAAAGAGTCTATGCTCGACGAACTTCGTAAGAAGAAACTACAACCCAAAGGTGAAGGT